AAAATCGCAATCGGTGATATGGACATTACCGCCGCTTAGGGGTAGCCAATGTCGACAGTCGCACCACTAGATAGGCTAACCGGCACGCTTGATGCCCTGCCGTTTACCATCGACACGGTTGGCGATAAGGTCGCGTGGACTGCGGTTGCGCTCGACCATATGGACGGCTGGGGCGCGTTAGACAACTGGAACTATGGCACGCTCGATGCGCTCGCGCTGGAAGTAAAGGTCGCTGACGGTAGCGCCAGCACCGCAATCACCGCAACATCCGAGGCGTCGAGGTTAAAAAGCGTCTCAGCGGCTGTAAGCGTCTCTGTGACGGCCTCTGGCACCGCCGAGCGTATAAGACCTATGGTTGCCTCTGTTGAGGCCATCAGCACGGCTTCTAGCGCGTTTGCCCGTGTCCGGCCGTTTGAGGCACTGGTCAACGCAGTCGGCACTGCGACGTCTGACCTTAATCGCATACGGCCTATGGCGGCCACAGCCACAATCACCGCCAGCGCGACGTCTAGCTCTAACTTTGTGACGCTGGGCGCTGGCACGGCTGACATTGCGGTTACGCAGGCTACAAGTGTCGTGGCGGAGTTTGCTGGGGCCGGTACGCCGCAGGTGGCAGTGACTGGCGACGTGACAATGACTATACTCGGCGAGGAGTGGACGGCAGTCACACCGACTACGCCGTCTTGGGCGACTGCGGCGGCAGGCGCACCTAGCATTTGGTCAACACCGCCCGCGGGCGCAACTGGTAACTGGTTAGGGCAATGATTACTTTTGGCGAATGGCTACCGGATCAGCCGGACTTTATGAACGCAGGCGTCGTCACGGCAGAGAACGTGATACCGGCGTATAACGGCTACCGGCCGCTAAACCAGTTTATTAGCTTTAGCAATTCTGCCAGCGGCACAATACGAGGTATCTATGCGGCTAAAGACAACAGCGGCAACGTCAAGCTATTCGCTGGGGACGACAGCAAGCTATACTCGTTCAACCCATCAACCAATAATCTGGACGATGTCAGCAAGGCTGGCACACCAGCCTATGACCTCGCTGGCCCAGAGAAGTGGCGTTTCGTACAATTTGGTGAGTATGTCATTGCGTCTGGCGGAACCGGCGAAGAGTTGCAGAAGTGGCAACTAGGCACAGACACTGCGTTTTCTGACTTGGCTGGCTCGCCGCCAAAGGCTGACTTTTTGGCCGTGGTGCGTGACTTTATCTGGACGGCTAATATCGACGAAGGCTCAGGGCGTGTGCCGTATAAGGTCAGATGGTCAGGGTTTAACGACATCACAAGCTGGACGTCCGGCGTCGATCAGAGCGATTATCAGGAACTTCCCGATAGCGGTGCTATTACCGGAATGGTGGGCGGGGAGTTTTGCACGATACTTTGCGAGAAGGCTATATTTCGCGCCACATATACCGGCCCGCCGCTTATCTTCCAGTTTGACAAGGTCGAGAGCCAACGCGGCTGTAGCATACCCGGCTCAGTGTGTAACTACGGCTCAAACGTGTTTTACTATTCCGACAACGGCTTCCACATGTTTGACGGCCAGCGGTCGACGCCGATTGGCAATGAGAAGATCGACAAGTTTTTCGCCAAAGACTTTAACTCGCAGTACAAGGACAGGATGACTGCGGCGGTTGACCCGCTTAATCAGATCGCGGTCTGGTCGTACACTAGCACCGCCAGCACAACCGGCCAGCCCGACCGCCTGCTGATTTTTAACTACGCATTGGGTCGCTGGTCACTCGGCAAGGTAAACGCTGACTTTATCACGCCATTCTTTAGCGCCGGTTACACGGTCGAGGACTTGGACAACCTGTCGGCAACGATTGACGGCCTGACCACAACACTCGACAGCCAGCTATTTCGCGGCGGTCAGTTTTTCTTTGGCGGCGCGGTTGGCGATAAGCTGTACACGTTTACCGGCGACCCGTTGCAGGCGACAATCACGACCGGCGAGGCGGCGCTTAGCGTCGGCAAGCACAGCATTATCACGCGTGTGTACCCGTATCACGAAGATGGCACGGTTGAGCTGTTCGTCGGCTTGCGAGGCACGCCAACCGACACAGTCGCGTTTCAAGCTGGTGGCGGCACTAACGCGGCAGGATTTGTGCCGTTTAGGTCACAGGACAGATACCAGCGGGTGAAGATGTTGCTGTCGAATAACTGGTCATTCGCGCACGGCATTGACGTCGAGGCTAGGCAGGTGGGTCGGCGATGACGGTTGAACAGCGCAAGGCTAACTTTCGCATACTTAACCCGATCACGGCGACAACCCGTGAGATTGCTGAGGTGCTGAACCGCACGATCAATGGCGGCCTCAATAGTATCGGATATGTTACCTTAGGCGCAAACGTAACCGAGACGACGGTATCTGAGCCACGTTACAGCACCGAGAGCTTGGTGTTTTTTTGCGGCGTTGACCACAACCCGTGGCATCACAACCCGTATGTGAAGGGGACAAGCACAAATGGAACAATGGTTATCGGACATGACAACCAAGGACACACCGCCGATTTCGCCTATCTTATTATCGGATAGTGACCGGCTATGTGGACACTGGGAACGGTGCCACAAGTGGATCAGCGACGCGCTGGAATATGCTGGCGGCACGCACACTATGGAAGACGTCTACCACGCTGTGGCTACCGGCAAGGCACAGTTACATCCGCTAGAGAAGTCTGCTATTATCACAGAAATAGTGGACTACCCACAGCGGTCTATATGCCGCATCTGGTTAGCTGGCGGGGACTTGAGCGAGCTGACTGAGGCGGAAAAGTCCATATCGGTTTGGGCGAAGTCACTCGGATGTGACGCGATGGAAATTATCGGCAGGAAGGGCTGGCAACGGCACCTCAAAGATTACACCGCGACGGCGGTTATTTTGGCGAAGGATTTGAACGATGAGTAAAGGCGGCGGATCAACACGCACAATCACCCAGAGTAGCGGCCCACCAGCATACGCGAAGCCATTTCTTGAGTACGGCATGTCGCAGGCCAAAGAGCTGTACGAGGGTGGTGCGCCTCAGTATTACCCCGGCCAGACGGTTGTGGGTTACTCACCCGAAAGCGAAGCGGCACTTGCGGCACAACGTCAGATGGCTGTGTCTGGGTCGCCGTTTATTCCAGCCACGCAACAGGCGATATACCAAAACCTAACCGGCACAAACCCGCTGATGTCTGCGGCTATGCAACCCGTCGTGCAACAGGTGCAGGCTCAGGCGGCCAAGGCTGGGCGCTACGGCTCAGGTTATCAACAGGGTGCGCTTGGTGCGGCTCTGGCGCCAATGGCGTATCAGGCGCAACAGCAGGCCATACAGCAGGCACCGGCCGCGTATGAGTTTGGGTTTAGCGATCTGCGCAAGCTGGCCGAAGTCGGCGCGGCACGCGAGGCGCAATCGCAAGCCGAGCTTGAGGCGGATATGGCGCGCTTCCAGTTTGAGCAGGAAAGTCCGCTTAACGCGTTGGCGAATTACATGTCGATTATTCAAGGCGGCACGGTTGGCGGCGAGAAGTCTCAGCCGGTATATCGTCAACCAATCGGCTCGGCGCTGTCAGGCGCTCTTGGCGGCGCACAGCTTGGCGGTATGTTTGGCGCCCCCGGCTTAGGCGCTATTGGTGGCGGTTTAGCGGGATTATTGGGGGCTTAGTATGGCGGACAGTATAGCTAACAGATTTAATCGGTTGCAGATGCCGTCACGCTTGGCGTCGCCAGCAGGAACTACCGCTACCAATCAATACGGCCAGACTAGCTTTGCTGGTAACCGCCGCAACCCACCAATGATGATGCGCCCAACGGCACCAACGCTGTCACCTATGATGCGTGAAGTGTTACGTCAGGCGCAGATGAAAAAGGCGCAGGAAGCCCAGCAGGCGGCTTCTGGTATGCCTATGCCCGGCGTACTACCTATATCCAAGCCAACGCCGCCACCGAGCCAACCTAGCGGGTTTATGGGCGCATTTAGCCAGCCACTGGCGTCACCGGTCGGTCAGGCGATTAGCCAAGCCGCGATTGCGGGTGCGCGTGCCAGCGACTGGTCGCCCACACCGGTGTCGCTTGGACGTGTGCTGGCTGAGATGGGTGCGGCGGCTAGTGAGGGTTATGCGGGCGCGCAGGATCGTGAGTTAACAAATCTTTTGACGCAGGCAAAGATTGCGGAGAAGTTAGGCACGGCAGGACAGTTTTACAAAGGCTCAAGTGTAACAGCTCAAGACAGAAACATTGTCTTAAATTTGGCGCCAAAAATAAAAGACGGCACAGCCACTGAGCCTGAGCAACAGCAATATGCAATCTCATATCAAGCTCTATCAACGCCAAGAACAGAGCAAAGAACTGCGGCTGATGGCACAGTTACAACTGTGCAGGTTCCCGGTATGGATTTAAGCAATCTGCCTACGCCCGCCGGTCTTAAAGCTGGCGAAACTGTCATTGGCACAAAGAAACCAGACTTTTCTGGCGATAAATTGTTGGCTGGCTCATTTGCTAACAGAATGATTGACAGCCAAACTATATTCGACAGGTTGACCACTGACGGTTATGACCCAACCAATACAAGAGATTATGCGGCAAGTAACTTGCCGGTTATTGCACAGTCAGCCGCGATGTCGTCACAAGGCCAGCAATACTTAGCGGCTAAGAAAAATTTTATAACCGCTGTCCTAAGAAAAGAGAGTGGCGCGGCTATTTCGGCTACAGAATTTGAGACTGAAGACATCAAATACTTCCCACAACCGGGCGACAGTGCGGCTACGATAGAGCAAAAGCGTTTAGCCCGCAAAACCGCTATTGATGCAATGAAAGCTCAATCAGGTGGCGCATTTGAGTTTTTGCAAAAAGAGGGTATGGGCGCGTCTAGCATATCATCTTTGCCTAAAGGCTCTGTATTTATTGAAAGAGCTGGCGGAAAGTCTTTTTACAGAACACCAGACGGCAAAACATTAGTGGTTGATTGATATGGCGATTAGAGAAGCGACACCAGAAGAACTAGCACTATTGGCCGAAAAGCAGGCTAAGGGTAAAGACCCAGAAGTCGGCGGGTTCGACGTACTGGAGTTTGCCACCGGTCTGGCTAGATCAATCGGACAAGGCATTACGTTTGGGACTGCTGACGAGGCCGAGGGTTTTGTCAGAAGCATACTCGGCGATCAGACATATAAGCAGGCACGCGATCAGGTTCGCAAAGAGCTTGAGCAGTTTCGCTCTGACTATCCAAAAACCGCATATGGCTCAGAGATTGCGTCTTCAATAGCTATGCCAATGGGCGTGGCTGGACTGGCTGGCAGGGGTATCGCAAAGGGCGTGACCAAATTAAACGAGCCGCTTGCTGAGGCTATTCGCCAAACCGTGACAAAGGGCGTGCAAAAAGCGCCAAAGGCTCTTACCGGGAAAACAGCCCAGACAGCAGGCATGAGCGCCGCGTATGGCGCTGGTGCGGCAGAAGAAATGAGCGACGTGCCGCAATCAATGATAACGGCTGGCGCCCTTGGCGCGGGTCTGCAAAGAGCCGCACCAGCAGTAACAGCGGGCGCGGCAGAGCTTATCAAGAAGGGCGTGCCACTTACAGTCGGCCAGAAGTTTGGCGGCATAGTTGGCGGCGTCGAGGAACGTCTAGCTGGCTTGCCGGTGGCTGACTTCCTGATAGGTGGCGCCCGCAGGCGAGCTGTCACTGGCTTTGAGCGTGTCGCATACGATGAGGCGCTGGCTCCGCTTGGGCAGTCACTGCCAAAGGGTGTGAAGGGGCGCGACGCATACATTAAGGCCGAAAGCATAATTAGCAAGGCGTATGACGACGTCTTGAAAGACATAAACATACCGTCGCCAAATCAGATCATATCGCAGATACCAGACGTTGCCGCCACACTGCCTAAGCAAGAGGCTGGCGTATATTCCAGAATAATAATGAAGGAGCTGGGCGACCGCGTAGTCGACGGCAGATTAACCGGAACAGCTTTCAAAGAGGCACAAAGCGCACTGCGTCAGCGGGCGTATAAATTTATGACATCACCCGACGCTTACCAGCGCGAGCTTGGCGAGGCGTTAAGCGATGCGGCTGAGGAACTGACAACGACGCTTGGCAAGTTTAACCCAGACAAGGCTGGAAAGCTCGCCAACATCGACGCGGCTTACTCTCGCTTCAAGCCTATCCAAATGGCGGCGTCTGCAAAGGGTATGGCCGGTGAGGTTACGCCTGCGAAGCTGTTAGAAAAAGTGTACGCACAGTCTCGCCGCGCACCGTCTGTGCTTGCCCGTGGCGGCGCTCGCATGCAGGAGCTTGCTGAAACTGGCGCGGACGTAATCGGCACAAAGGTGCCTGACAGTGGCACGGCGGGCAGATTGGCTATGTACGGCCTAGCAGGCGGTGGTGCAATGTACGATCCAGTAACCGCTGGCATCTTAACTGGCGCCACTGGTCTGGCATATTCGCCATTTGGTCAGGCTATTATAAATAAGGCGATTATGCCAGCAGTTTCGGCCACAATGCGCGCACCAGCCACCGCTGGCCTGTTATCGCAAGAGCTACCCCGCGTGGACATCACCGAGAGCCTGCCATTCCAGCGCCGGATGGGGCAATGACGCGGGCGCGCAAATATGCTATAAATGCATAACTAGGAGATAGATATGGCTAAGACGAAAATTTCTGAATATGACGTTAGCGCGGCTAACAACACCGACGTCGATAGCATCGACCTCGGCGAAGGGACAATGGTGCCAAGCGATGTGAATAACGCGCTACGCATGATTATGGCTCACCTTGCCGACATGAACGACGGCGTCTCGGCCATCAAGGACACCTTCACGCTGTCCGACCCGACTGACGACACCAAGCAGGTGCGCTTCGATGCGGTGGGCATCACCACTGGCAACACCCGCGTGCTGACCGTGCCGGACGCTGACGCCACAATCGCTGGCCTGTCTATCGCGCAAGAATTTACTGCAACGCAGAACTTCAACGCCACCACACTGACAGATGCGGCGACCATTAGCTGGGACGCATCAGCCAATCAGGTGACTAGCGTTACCCTTACTGACGACCGCACATTCGGCGCACCTACCAATATGGTTGACGGCGGTGTGTACGTCCTGACGGTCATCCAAGACGCCACTGGCACCCGCGTACCAAGCTGGAACGCTGTGTTCAAGTTTGCGGCTGGCACAGCGCCAACGCTGACCACCACTGCGTCTGCGAGAGACATCTTGGTGTTTAATTCAGACGGCACAAATATGTATGAAATCGGGCGTAGCCTGAACGTATCTTAAAGGCGATATTATGAGCGGTATTCTTTCAGTAGGCGGCGCGGGTAACGTAGGTGCCAGCGGGTCGTTTTACAGCTACAGCATTGACCAGTCTCTGCGGTTTAATGATGACGATAGTGCAAATCTAAGCCGCACACCAGCGTCTGCTAGTAATCGCAGGACATTCACTTTTTCCGCTTGGATAAAGCTAAACCCAACGGCTACTAATTACCCACCTATTTTTAGTGCAGGGACAAGCGCACCCGATACGGTGATCAGACTTGATAATACTGGCAAGTTGACAGTTGTACTTGAAAATGGTGGGGGCGGTAATTCTTCATTGGCAACCAGCGCACAGCTCCGGGACTCATCATCTTGGTATCACATTGTTTGTACTGTAGATACAACAAGTGCCACAGCAGATGACAGAATAAAGATTTATATTAACGGCACTGAACAAACATCATATTCTAGCCGCACAAATCCATCCTTAAATTTAGATACAAATGTAAACAATACGGTTTTACATAGGCTTGGTTTACAGCGTTATGGTTCTTATTGGGACGGCTATATGGCAGAGGTTCATTTCATTGACGGCACTGCCCTAGACGCTTCCAGCTTTGGCGAAACCATTAACGGCATCTGGGTTCCAAAAAACGTATCAGGTTTAACATATGGTACTAACGGCTTCTACCTGTCATTCGCAGACAGCGCGGCAATAGGCGATGACCTATCAGGCAACACCAATGACTGGACTGCCAACAACCTAGCCGCAAGCGATGTCGTAAGTGACAGCCCGACCCTGAATTACAGCAACATCGTACCAATGCCAAACACTAGCCTGTCAGAAGGCAATCTGAAGCTGACGACTAGCCGCACTGGTTATTGGGATGGCACCATTGGCAGTTTCGGTGTTACAAGTGGCAAGTGGTATCACGAGGTTAGGTTTAGCAAAACCGAAGCAAACTTCAGATGCGTGGCTGGATGGATAGGCAATGAGGCCGCACAGACTGTTGTGTTAAATGGCAAAGGAGTAACTGGCGACCCATCTGCAACGCTGTTTGATAATTACTCAACTACATCTTGGCTGACTACATACTACAAAGATGGTGGCACAAATGGCACTTGGACTACGCCA